TATAAGTATTGCAAACAGAAGCAACAGGAAGAAACCAAGACTCAACTTGATAATCTGGAATCACAGCAGAGTGGTGCTGATAGTCAACCTGCCTCTGATTTTTCTGACCAGCAGGAAGGTGAGAACGATCAGGAGCAACCTGGTGAGACTGATTCTTATGGTGGGACTGCCGAACACCAGCAACAAACCAAGTCTCCTGTGGGTGGTGAGAAGGATGAAGAACCTAAAGTAAAGACAATGGATAATCTTGAAGAGGCACTTAAGGAACTTGTTAGTCGTGATGGTTATGAAAATGTATATTTGGAAATCCCTCAACTTGACTTAAAAAAAGTTATTGTACCTAATTCAGAGATTCATAACCGTTGTCGGGAAGAGTGGAGTGGTTGGGTTGAGCGTATGGAATATACTCAAGAACTTATTTTTGGTGGCGTTGATTCTGAGTTCAATCAGTTCAAGCGTTCTGCCCAGAAAGAAGTCAACTATCTGGTGAAAGAGTTTGAGTGTCGCAAGGCAGCAGACTCTTATGCCCGTGCTTCTACTGCTCGTACTGGTGTTTTGGATTGCTCTAAACTTCACACTTACAAATACAACGAAGACCTGTTTCGTAAGGTGACCACTCTTGCCGATGGTAAGAATCACGGTCTGGTGTTCGTTCTGGACTGGTCTGGTTCAATGAGTGATGTAATGTTGGACACCATCAAGCAACTCTTTAACCTTGTCTGGTTCTGTAAGAAAGTTGCGATTCCGTTTGATGTTTATGCTTTTACTTCCGAATATCCTCTTGTTAGTTGTGATGAACACGGTACGATAAATTTGCGTAAACTTGCTTATCAAAAAAAAGATGGGTTGCTTCAGGTTAACGAGTGGTTCTCAATGATGAACCTACTTACAAGTAAAGTGAATAGCAAGATTCTTGATGAACAGATGAAAAATATCTTTCGTCTTGCCCATTCTTTTGGTCTTTGGACTCAATCTGCATATCCTATTCCCGCTGGTTTGAGTTTGTCTGGAACACCTTTGAATGAAGCACTCATTTCTCTTCATCAGATTCTACCCAAGTTTCAGAAAGAGAATAAACTGCAAAAAGTTCAGTGTGTTGTTTTAACTGACGGTGAAGCGTGTATGATTAAGTATCATCGTGAGGTTCAACGTCACTGGGAGCAAGAACCTTTTATGGGCACCGCTCATATTGGACCTAATGCATTCTTGCGTGACCGTAAGATTGGTAACACTTATTCTTGCGATGTTCATTGGAGTGGTTTTACTGATATTCTGCTTCGCAATCTTCGTGACCGTTTTACTGATATTAACTTTATTGGTATTCGTGTTCTGGGAGGTCGTGATGCTGGACATTTTATCCGTCGTTACTGTGGACATTATGGACCTGACTTTGAGAAGGTAATGAGTTCTTGGAAAAAAGAAAAGGCATTTGCAATCAAGAAGTCTGGATATCATTCTTACTTTGGACTCTCTTCATCTGCCCTTTCTCAAGATACTGAGTTTGAAGTTGCTGAAGATGCTACTAAATCTCAAATCAAATCTGCTTTTGTAAAGTCTCTAAAAACTAAAAAACTTAATAAGAAAATTTTAAGTGAGTTTATTTCTCTTGTTGCCTAAATACCTAAAAAGTATCTGTAGATATGAAGACCTATCAACAATTTGTAATTGAGGCATATGACCGTTCCACTGGTCGTCCTCATCTTGGTACAGATTATCGTGGGAGAGATTATGGTGGTGGTCCAGATGATAAACCAACTGTGAAAATTCCTTTATCTGGAGTAATGCAGGGTGGTTGGTCTAAAGATAAAAAGAAAAAGAAAAGTGTTAAAGAAGAAATTGATTTGAGGGAAACTTCACTTACTCGTGTTATGAGTAAGTCGAAGAAGGGTGGTATGGCAATTATGTCCGCTCAACGTGGTGATAAATCAAAAGCAGAAAACAAAGCACGTTCAAAACAACTTGAAAAAGATGTGAGAGGTGCTGGCCTTCCTGGTCCAACTAAAGTTGCTGGTAGATATACCGAAAATCCAGGAACACCTCAGGAGAAAAAAGTTGGGGAGAAATCTCACGTTATTACTCCTGGTAAAAAAGGTAAGAGAAAGTTTAAAAAGGCAATTGAAAAACTGGGTAAAAAATACGATCAAGATTCTGTTTTAATTCAACGTAAACCTGGAGGAAGTTCAACACTCAAAGGAACCTCTAAAACATCTTGGCCTGGTAAAGGAAAGAATGTTAAAATAGGAAGTATGAAACCAGGTAGAACTGGTGAGTTTGATACCAAGGTTAAGAACAAAACATTTACAGTTGAGCATTAAAATGAAAAACAAATTTCCGTTAGAACATGTAGTTAAATGCGACACCAAAGAAGTGTGGGTCATTTGTGACAGTGCGATTACTGCCATGGGTATTTCTGCGATAGTAGAGAAGTTTTATCCTGGTCACAAAGGAAAAATTGCCAGCAGAGAATCCTTTGAAAAACTGAAGAACCAGTTGGCAAACTGACCACTAGGGGTCTTAGTGACCCCCTTTTTGCTTTATAATGATGGAGTTGAAACAAAACAAACTCTCTGTCATCATGGCACTTTCTTCAGATTATATTTGCACTTCCCTGAAAAACCTTTACGGCAACAACATCGTAGGTGCAGATCTTCGTGCCTGGTGTAGACTTAATGGTGCTAACTATCAAACTGTATCTAAAAAACTTGAACAGTTTAAAGTTGGTCGTGCTAAGTGGAACCTTGAAGTAACTCAACAAAAAGTTCAAGAAATTGAACGTTCGTTCCAAAATGTGGCTGTTCTCCCTGAAGTTCATCAAAACCTTATTCCCGAAAAAGATGATACCTTCGTCCAGTTTGGTAATTTTAAAGATATTAAATGTATTATTCAATCCCGTCTTTTCTATCCTACGTTCATTACGGGTCTTTCGGGTAACGGTAAAACGTTCTTTGTGGAACAGGCTTGTGCTCAACTGAAGCGTGAACTGATCCGTGTCAATATCACCATCGAAACTGATGAGGATGACCTGATTGGTGGTTTCCGTCTTGTGAATGGTGAGACTGCATGGCATAATGGTCCTGTGGTGGAATCTCTTGAGCGTGGTGCGATTCTGCTGCTGGATGAGATTGACCTTGCTTCCAACAAAATTCTGTGTCTCCAATCTATTCTTGAAGGTAAGGGTGTCTTCCTTAAGAAGATTGGTCGTTTTGTCAAACCGACCGCAGGATTCAATGTGATTGCGACTGCTAACACTAAGGGTAAAGGTTCTGAGGATGGTCGTTTTATTGGCACCAATGTGCTCAACGAAGCATTCCTGGAACGTTTCCCTGTGACCTTTGAGCAATCCTATCCTGCTCCTGCTACCGAACAGAAGATTCTGGAAGGTATCGCTCTGAACCTTGGTGTGGAAGACCGTGACTTCTGCAGGCGTCTTGTGGACTGGGGTGACATCATCCGCAAGACTTTCTATGATGGTGGTATTGAGGAAATCATCAGCACTCGCCGTCTGGTTCACATCATCCGTGCTTATAGCATCTTCCAAGACAAGGCAAAGGCAATCCAAGTGTGTGTGAACCGCTTTGATGACGAAACCAAACAGTCCTTCCTTGAACTGTACGATAAGGTTGATGCTGACTTCCAACTTCCTGTTGACGAACAACAAGCAAACTGATAGAATAAAAGGAGGTCAATGTGCCTCCTATTTTTGTCCTTTTACTATGAAATCTAATGTCTGAAAACTTTGAGAGCACTTACGAAAGCACAATCCCACAAAAAGAAATAACTTTCATTAATTCTGGTATCAAAGGTGGATCTCATGATTATTACGATGATTTTGAACTTCCCCTGCCTGGACTTGATACTTTGAATATTGGAACTCCTATTTCTAAAAACGAACAAGATAAAATTGTTTTCTCCACGTCCAATGTTGTGAACGGATTTGGAAATAATCATGTCACTCTCAATCCCCCGTCTGGTTCAAATCTTCCCTATCCTTATAACACTAAGGACCAAGAGAATACGAACAAAAACGGTTTCTGGAAGTATGAAGAAGATAAGACTCTGAAAGAAGTAGAGCAGTATCTTTCCAGCACTTATCATTCACACTACACTTCTGAACAATCCAAAACTCAAACTCTTGATTTAATTGAAAGTATCGGTGATGCAGAAGCATTTA